ATAAATTTATAAACTTGTCCTGTTACTATCATTACATCATCTCCAGTTGTAATAGTGTTTGATCTAATTTGCCAAAGTTATAAAGATGGATAGGCTTATCTCTTAAATCTTTTACAAACTTTACAGTGTTGAAACCTTTTGTGTTTACATAAGTTAGTCCACGTAAATTACCAACTGCATATGCTACACTATCAGTAAGTCCACATAGTCTAGCATACTTCCACAGTCCTTCTAGTGTGCAATTAGTTGCTACACCAAAACGTGTTTTCTTTTCCCAAGTGTTTAGCAGTCGTGGATTAAAACACAGTTGACTTATACCGCCTTTAAAATGCATATACTTTGTCCATTGCATATTTGCATATGTTTCACTTTGTGGATATACTCCGCAGTACATATCAAAACCATAATCTTCTATAGTATCTCTTACTTCATAAAAAGTTTGATAAACTTTGCCTTCATATGTACTACCGCCGATAATCAAAACTTTATCAACGCCTGCTTTGCGCATTGCTATACAGTTTTCGTGTAATTCTTTTTCACTTTGCAAATTACGTGCTGCAATATGTGCAACTGCTTTTGCACTACCTGCTTGTTGATTTAATTCAATTGCAGCATCTTTAACACGAGATAAATCTGTTTTAGGCAAATGTGTTATACTTACACTACTTGCTGTATCAACTGCATATTGACTTAGTTTTTGTTTAGGAGTTTTTTCTACACTTATGTCCATGTAGTACTTATAATAAAAATAGGCCCCGTAGGGCCTATTTTAAAACTTATAAAACTAAAACTTAGCTGAAGCTTAGGTTATTTGTTGTAACTTGTACTTCTTCTAAGTAGTCAGCTGCGTTACCTAGAGACGAAGCTGTATTCGATAGCTCAACATATCCATAACGTGTCATGAACGAAACTGTTGGCTCGAATGTGCTTGGATCTAGGACAACACCTGAAGACATTAGTGGGATGTATGGGCAGTAGAACGCTGCTGCGTCTGACTCGCTTGTACCTTTGTATCCAACTAATACGTCATCATCTGCTGCGTATGTGTTTACGTAAATTTTCATTGCGTTGTTCAATGTACCAACCATTTTTGTGTTTGTTGGTGCTTCGAATGTACCTTCTGTAGTACGTGCAAATGCTGAAGTTGTAGCAGACTGTAAGATTGTCAATACAGCTGGAGATACAACAGCCCAGTTACCTGCGCCTCTACGTGTTCTCTGTGCAATTCTGTTTGCTGCTCTGTTAACAAGAACTGCAAGTGCTGCATGTTCGTCGCCAACAAAAGTAGCTGTACCTGATACAGCAGCCTGGTCAAATGTATCTGTACCAGTTCCTGCTAGTGTAGCAAGTGAACCAAGAATTTCTTGGTCGATTTCAGCAGTGATTTCTTGTGCTAAAGCAGCCATAATTTCTGCTTCAACGTCGATACCGTGCTGTGACTGTGCGTCCTGTGCAGATTCAAAAGTCCAGCGAGCTGATAGCTTTCTGGTTTTTGCTTCTACAGTTTGTTTCAAGATCTGAATTGACATTTTGTTACCAGCGGCACCTTCAAGTGCAGCAGTTGCATCAGCTTTACCTGATGTAGCATTACCTGAATATGCTTCAGCAATCTTGAATGGGCTAAGAGCTTCCTCACCAGCTACAGCACCGCTTGCGCCTGTGCCTACTGTATCTGAGTAGCGTACTCTTAGTGTGTGGATTTGACCCACTGGACCTGTCATAGGCTGAACACCAACGATCTCGTTTGCGATCACAGTTGGCATCACACGTCTGATGACTGGTAAAATAACTCTGTTAAGAGTTGCAACATTACCGGCTGAGGTAGCACCTGCAGTGGCTGTCTCTGAAAGATACTTGCGAGTATTTTCAAGAGTGCTTGCCATTACCTGTTTCTTTGTGCCTTGTAGGCCTTCAAGAAGTGCAGTTTTGGTGTCCTGCCAGCGACTTTCTAATAGTTCTGACATTTGGTTTCTCCTTAATTTAATCCAGCAAGTTTACGCAATTCTATTACATTATTGCTATCGCTTGCATTGTCACTATTTGTGTTTTCTTCTCTATTGCCTGTTATTTCTTTGCCTTCTGTAATTACTGCCTTCTTCGCTGGAGTTTTACCGTCTATCACTGCCGGTAGGTATTTGTCAAACGCAGATCTTAATTTCTGAGTCTGAACTGATTCCAGTAAATCCATCATAATTTCTCTTTGGCCTTTATTTAGCGGGCCAGTCAATTCATTTATGACATCTTGTCTTTGAGCTGCTTCAACCATGCGCTTAATTTCAGCTTGTTTAGCTTCTGCTAAAGTTTGCTTTTCACTAATTGCTTTTTTGGCTTCTGCTAACTGCTTGTCTTTAATCTCAACTACCTTCAGTAACTTGGAAGTTTCTGAATTTTCGTTGTGATAGCTATTGCTGTATTCTGTAGCAAATGCTTCAAACAGTTTACGCCCAAAATCATTTTTGCGTGCTGCTTCAATATCTTCTTTAAGTTGACTAATTTCTTTATTAAGAACTTTATCAACGATACCGGATACCTTGGCCGCACTCCTTTCAACAAACTTAGTCTTAAGTTCGTTAAAGTGTCCCTTAGCTTCGCGAATTAATCTTACTTTCGTTTCTGCTAAGTCTTTCTTATCTTCGTTAAACTCTGCAATTTCTTTTGCAAGTGATTCAACTACGAAATCTTCAAGCATTTTAAACTTGTTAGCCATTGTTTTTTGATCTTCGTGTAGTTCGTTTACTTCTTTTGCTAGTGATTCGGCAACAAAACGCTTCATTAAATCAGCATTTTCACGCATTGCAACGGCATATCTTGCTTTTGCTTCTGCTAGTTGTTTACGATCGTCGGCAAATTCAGCAATTTCTGAAGCAAGACGCTCACCAATCATAGAGTCGATAGCCTCTACCATTGTTGTTTTGTCATGCTCATACTTTTGAGCGAACTCTTCACGCAGTTCGGCTGTAACCTGTTGACGGTTTTCTTTTACCTTCTGGTTCCAAGCTTCTTCGATTTCGTGGCGCACTTCTTCTGATACTACATCGTTTTCAAAGAGTGTTTTTAGTGCATCCAACATTATGTTTCTCCTTTTATTGGAGTCTCGTGATCAAGTTGATCAGAGATTCTTTTAAATACTTCTGTGCCTTTTTATCGTCTTTAGTAGCCTGTGCAAGTTCGTAAGCCTTGTAACCACCTCTGGTATTCATTAAATGCTCGTAAATGGGCGTAGGATACGCTCCTGGAGCACTTGGTTGTGCAACTACGTCAACAGTAATAATCTCAAAATCTGAAACTTCCCCGTTGCCATCTTCACTAACATTACCGGAACCGCGTGATGAGACGCCTAGTTTAACTCCGCTTTCAAGCATTGTTTTAACTAATTGTCCCATCGGTGTCGGTAAAATTTTCATTTTGCCATAACCATTTGGACCATCCATCCACATTTCGGTAATCATGTGGCTAACCCTGTCCAGGTTAATGTTAAGTCCTTCCGGATGATCTACTTCGCCGAGTACACTGTATCCTCCGCTAATCTGATCATTGAGAGTTTTGACAGCCCTGCCAATTTCATTCACAGGATACACACGCTGATTAGCGTTGCGTACTCCGCCTTGAATACAAATACCTTTCATAAACAAGTCTTTTCCTTCGTTGGCATTCTCAACCACCATTTGGGCTTGGTCGAATGTCAGGTGCTCTCGTAAGTAATTGTTCATCCCTCAGTCCTTTATTAGCTACCGATCATTGATTTTTTGTCGGGAGCCGCATCGCCTTGGCCCTTTTTCTCAGCGCCATGGCCTTTTGACATAGGCTTCATTGACTTCGCAGCTTTACCACCAGGAACATTTACATTACCTGCATTATCTTCCTTTGTTGATGGTTGAGCTAGTCCGCCTTGTGTGCCGCCGTTTCCGCCGTCACCGCCTTGTGCCAAGTTTGAAGCAGTGCCACCCATGTCGTTTTTACCAGCTACGATTGACTTGGCGTTTGCACCATTGTCACCCATTTTAGCTGTTACTTTTTCAACATATTCACGCATCTGCTCACCTACAGATTTTGGTGCTGATGTTTCTTCAACACTGTCGTCTGTATCTTCATCGGCTTCGAATTCAAATGACTCTTCTTCAGCTTCGTCACCTTCTTCGTCACCCATATCCATATCCATATCCATTTCGCCTTCTTCTTCTTCTTCGCCACCTTCTTCTTTGTCGCCAAGTAGTTCTTCGAATTCAGCTTTTAGATCTTCTAATTCTGCTTCTAGGTCTTTAATATCACCTTGTGTAGCTGGTGCATCGTCATCGCCTTCAGCGTCCATGTCCATATCCATGTCATCTTCGCCTTCGTCGCCCATGTCCATTGCCATGTCACCTTCTGGGTCACCCATGTCCATGCCGTCGTCACCTTCTACTTCAAATTCGTCAAGATTAAAATCTTCATCTAGATCTTCGTCATCGTCATCATCTTCGTCTGACTCTTCTTTCATCTTAGCATCGTTTTTCTTAGGTGCTTTGTGCTTAGAAGCATCACCTACTTCGCCTTCGTCTTCACCGTCAGCGTTTTTCATTTTTTCATCAGCTTCGTCTAAATCGTCAGCAAGTAGATTTTCATAAATGTCTCTTGATTTTGCTACCACAATCTCGTGGAATAGCTCTTCCGCTTTTTCGCGGTCTTCATTAATAAGATGCTCAAGCATCTCTTCAAATTTGTTTGAATTTGCCATTATTTGTCTCCTGTTAATGTTTACCTATGGTAAGGCTGTCACTAGTATTTACATCTTTGGGAGAAAAGTGCGTAGAAATAGGCCAAAAACGGAGTTTTTTGGCCAGGATTATGATAACTGGAAGATTTTCATGAAATCTTGTACTGTAATTGTTGTTAAATTATCAAATTTATTTAGCTCCTCAGGACAATAGTTATCAGATGCTATTACCCTAACGAACTGTGTATTCTTGTGTTCTTTGATTACTGCTGTGGTTTGACGCAACCAATTGCCAAAAAATGTAGCACCGTCTTGGCTTTTTTTATAATTTGGTGTATCTGCATATACATTATTAAACTTAGACCCTTTTTCTAAACCTTTGTAGTCAAATCCTAAAATATAAATTCTTTCGTATCCGTGCTGTGCAGCTAACCATAGTGCTGTTGGGCCGCTACTCCAACCTTTTGAAGGATTAAACAAATTTAAATTAGGAATACGCTGATATGCTTTATTTGGATTAGTCCATACAGTGTGTTTTTTTTGATATCCTGTTTTTGATATTTCAAGTATCATTTTTGCATCAACGGCTACTAGATAGTCAGGCACAAATGTTCTATAAAGAGCATTGCATCCATAAGTTTTTCCTATAGGTGCTAGTTCTTCTATGTTTACAGGAGCACGACTTGTACCATTACCTATAACAAATGCTATGTGGTGATTGCTTTTTTCTACATGGTGTATGTCTGGAAAGTTTTGAACTTTTGAAAGACGTCGTGATTGTTTTTCAGCTTTACGCTGAGATCTAATCTCGTGCCACTGTTCTTTGGTAAATTGTCTTTTATCTATTTTTGCCAATTATCATACT